CGACCACCGTGCCCTCCGCGATCACTGTGGCCGAGCCGCCAGTGTTGCCAGTGACGTTGAAATTGACCGATCGAACGTGCCCGAGGCTGTAGGACTGTGCGCTGCCGAGGATTTCATGCTCCCAGCCTGATTCACGGCCAAGAGGAGAGACCCCGGTGGTTGCTGTAACGCGAAGACGAACGCCGCAGGTGGCAAGCCCATAAGGCAGAGCCCGAGGGTTGCCTGCAGTGACAGGGATCGCGACATCAAACACCTCGCTGATATTGAAACCGCCGCCGCTGCTCAGCACTTTGATGCTTTGGAAATTCCAAGCGCGGAAACCGGGGAAGTAGGGATGGGTGAGCGGATAGGAATCGTTGACGATGCCAGTGAACTCGATCGTGATCGGCTTCTGGCCAGCGCCAACAGAGACCGTTCGAGTTGCTGTTTTAACTAGGCCGAAGGCACTAGCTTGGCCGAAGAGCTCATACATCGTCGCGCCGCGACGGCCTTCGCTTACGCCATCAGGCAGCCAATCTTCAAACGCAACAGCGGTTGCCTTGACATCATCACCCTGTTCATCGGGCAGATAAGACGCGATCTCGATCGCAGTTGGAACAGTCCCGCCGGAGCTGCCATCGCTCACGTTGGGGTTAGACATCATTTCAGGATTGAAACTGATGCCTTTTGCGGTCACCAGCTCGCCAACTGAGTAGAGCTCAAACGTGCCGTAAGCGGTCGAGTAGCTGCCCCCTAAAGTGCTTTGCTGCTTGGCATCCAAGCGCCAGAACACAGCATCATCTGGGCTGTGCCTGGCAACATCAGCGCCACTCTTGGGCACCATCCTGAATTCATACTGCCGCCGCTCTGGGTGCTTGATTCTGATGAAGTTGAACTGATCCTGCGGCGTTTCACCACTGACGCAGAACTGTTCGCCCAAAGGCGCCCACGCATACTCTTGGCCGTTGTCATCTGTGCCAGCAGGGCGCAGAAAGATCGTCCAAACTGACGTGCGCTTGAAGTAGAGCGTCATGGTGCCGCTTTGTATCGACACACGCTTGCGCTCTGCCTTGCGCAGCTCGGCCGGGCTTGGCAGCGATGCAAAGTTGCACAAGCCGTTTGCGCGCTGCCAAACTTGGCTCCTCAGGCCGATTTCGGTCACGTCACAGGCGCGAGTATTGCGCACCACGCCAAACGCAACGCGCAGCAGCGGATAGAACCCCGCGCCAGCACTCATGCCAAGAGCGTTGCGAGCATTAGTGGCGCCGTTGTCGTCGTTGTAGACGCCGCGCTCGACCATCTTGCTGTTCACGATGCCGATCGATGCGCCGATGCCACTGCCAAACGTCTCGATGCACCGCAGCGTGATGTCCTGCCTGATGCCTGGCTTCCAGATCGCTTGAGTGCGCGACTCGACCACCCATGTGGTGCGGCCAATCATTACCGTCTCACCGACCTGCAGCATGTCGTCGGCATTGCGCCGGCCGGAGTCGATCTCGGAATTGATGTCATCAACTTGGACGTTTTGATGGTCTTTGTTGAAGTAGTAGAGATCCTTGGGAAGTTCGCCAGGCGCGATAGTGAAAACTGCTCGATCGCCTACGCTGGCCTGCCGAACCTCAGTCGGAGAAACTGCCGGCACACCATTCAATGAGGTGATGCCCATGCGGCGGCCGTAGTTGCGGCCAACACCTTTCTGGCCTTGCTCTCTAACCTCTTTCCTGCCTTCGGCTTTGTTGATGTCGATTCCGTAATCGCCTGCGATCTTGATCCGCTCGCCGATTAGGACATCACCAGGATCATCGTCTTGGCCTTCAATGCTTGGAATAGAAACGACGCGCCAGTTGACGCGGTAGTTGGTGGCATTTGGGATAGCGGAATAGACGCCGAACTGCGTGTTTGCTGTTAGCGAGTATGCGTTGCAGAAACCAGTGTCCTCAGCGCTGGCGCGGGTGGGGCACAGAAAGATGTCGTCACTAGTTTGAATGTCGCCAGAGTAGGCGTTGCCACGGGTGCCGTAGGCAAGGTTTTGCGCCTTAATGCGCGGGAAGCTGTTGCTGTTGCGCTTCCAGTAGAACGCAAACTCATGCTGGTAGATCACGTCCAGCGCTGCGTTGCCTAGAAAGATGCCGTTCAGTTCTGGTCTTTCCAAACCGTCGGTCATACCCTGCTCGCCAACCACAAACAGCAGCTTCACCGCCTGCTGCGTGCCAAGCGAAAACGCACGGGACCACACCAGCCGCGGGCTGGCCACGATGCCGCCAGTGGCGCCGGTGTAGTTGCCGAAGATGATCGGCACCGGAGAGCCGTAGTCGGCCAGCTCGGCCTGTGTGTCGAAGCCGCTGGTGGGGCTGAAACGATCGGGGCCGGTGCGGTTACCGAGCTGCCGGTTTCTAATGCGGTTGTCGGCCTGCGTCGGCGCCTTTGGCTTTGGTGCCAGCAGATAGGAAGCTGCCGACAGTGCAATGCCGATCGCCAGGTTGATGATGATGGTGACCGGATCCATGCGGATGTCCGGTATGTGCTCATAGCCCGCCGGCCGTACGCGTCCGCGCAACTCGGCCTCGAGCGCAAACTTGCGGTATTCCTCCTCTGTGCAGCCGATCAGCTCAATGATCTGCTTCTCGAACGGAAGCAGTGGCAGTCTGTGATGGCGTGCAGTGAAGACCAGTTCACCGTTTCGGTCTGGCGGTTGATGTAGAGGATCCCGCGCTGCCATGTGACCGCAAATGCCTTTCCGTCCTGCTTCAGCAGCAGCACATCGCCATCATAGGCAGGTGCTGCAATGCGATTCCCCCAGCGCAACAGATCTCGGGCGATCGTGCTCCATCGCGCGTCGTACCAGTCAGCGCGAAACGCTGGCGTCGGAATCTGACACCGCCGCAGCACTTCGTACACCAGATGGATGCAGTCGATTTCACCGCCTGTCCCGTCAGCTCCCAGCCGGTAACGCAATCCAATCAGATCAGCGCAGGCGGACATTGGACGTGATCGGCAATGCCCCTACCAGCGACTGCGTGAGGCGGCGCAGCGGCACGTCAGAGCCCACCGCATCAAGCACCGTATTGAGGTTCAGCTTTACGGTTGTCTCATCCCAGTCGCCGCTGGCCACCTGCCCAAAGCACTGGCTCATTTTGGTGCCAGTGCTGGTGTTGTCAGGGTTGAGCAGCATCACATAGACCTGCCCCAGCCACCGCTCATTTACGGCCTGCAGCGTCCAGTTGCGGCTGAGGTCATTGTTGGGAAACACCAGGCTGGCCTCGGTGTTATCGCCCGTGCGATTCACGCTGATGCCGCTGAAGCCAAAGGGCAAGAAGGTGTAGGTCGCACCTTCAAAGGTTGCCGCTTGGCCGATGTGGAAGTTCTGGAAACGGTAGACCTGGCCGCCTGTTGAAGTGGTCAAGGTCAGGTAGTTACCGACTGCGAGCTCCATTAGATGCCAACCCTCCGGCGCGTGCCAGGCGATTGCTGCAGCCGGCGGAGCGTCAGCTGCTGGCCACGTTGTGCGCCTTGCGCTGCGGCCTGCTGCAGACCAGCCCTGAACTGCTCAGCGGTCACATACTCGACGTTGTTGATTCGCTCGACGGTGTAGCGCACGTCGATCGCAGCGGAGCCGGCAGCACCGCCGCCGCCAGCTGCGGCCATCTCGCCATCAGCTGCCATCGTGCCGGTGGCACCCATCGGCTTGTAGCGGTTCAGCGCGTCGCTGCGCTGCTGCATCTTGACCGGGATGCTGCGGCCGTCAGGCAGCGGCACATAGGCTTCAGGGCCGCGTTCGCCGAACAGGGCCATCTGCGGGCTGTTGGCAACGCCCCCGCCGGCGTAGCGGCGCAGGGGCATCGGGCCAGCGTTGGACATGACGCCGCCATCGGCGAACTTGAACAGCGACTGGCCACCCACCTGGATGCCACCCAGCAGGCTGTTAAGTCCGAAACGGATCAACGCCATGCCGATGTCCTTCAACACCCCGCTGGCGATCTGTTTGAGCTGATCCTCAAGACCCTCGGCGCCGTTCATTGCAGCACCAATCGCCGCATCAATGCCGCCGATAATGCCGTTCGACAGTGTGCTGCCGATCGATTGCGTGAGGTCTGCCAGTGCCTGTTCGCGTCGGTTTAGCTCCTCCAGCGCCTGCTGTTGCCGCTTGATCTCCTCAGTAATGCCCTGCTCGTTCATCTGACGGGCAATCACCTCGCCGCGCAGATCCTTCAGCTGCTGACGTTGCTGATCCGTCAGATCAGCGCGCTGCAGCTCAAGATCGAGCGCCTTTTCAAGCGCTTCCAGCCGCTCGAGCTCAGCCTTTGCTGTGTTCTCCAGCTCCACCTGCTGCTTCGCCAGCTCAGGGCTTAGACCGCTGCGCTGCAGCTCGTAGATCCGCTGCTGATCTTCCAGCTGCTGCTTGGCGCTGCGGGTGACGCCATCGAGGTCAGCTTTGTACTCCCCGAACTTGCCTAGGTAGGCATTGAACAGATCGTTGAACGCCTGCTGATCCTTCACCGCACGCTCAGTGCCGATTGCGCCGCCAAGCTGCTGGCCGGCGCGTTGCAGGCCGCCCATCAGGCCAGCGCTGTTGAAGCCGGCAGGAGCGCCGCCAGAAGCAGGAGCGGCCATTGGCTGCGCCTGCATCGCACCCGGCAAGAACTGTTTGTAGGCGCCAGATCGAAACACTGACCACGCACCAAAGCCCTGCGACTGAAACACCTGCCGCGCAGCCTGTGCGTTGGTGGCCGGATCAAATAGCTGTTCGTTGCGGCTGATGCCGAACTGCCGCCGACGCTCTGGCCCCATGCGCCCCAGCATGTTGACCTGCCACAGCCCGTAGCTGTTGTCGCCGGTGGCAGCGTTCGGGTTGTGCGCCATGCTGCGGCCGCCACTTTCGGCCATGGCGATCGCTGCCATGATCCGCGCATCGCGGTCGTTGAAGCCTGCCGCTTTTGCCAGACCGACCAGCGTGCCAACATTCAGCTGGCCACCACGCACAGAGCCGCTGCGCAGCGTTGATGGCCCTAGCGCAGCGCCAGGTGCGCCCGTGAGCGTGCCGGCCGCGGCCTGCGCGCCCTGCTGCATCTTCTCGGCAAGCTTGTCGCCGGCGTCCTGCAGGATCCTGCTCACCGAGCGGGCGTAGCCCTCTTGGATCTTGCCGACGCCATCGGCCACGCTGGCCTTGAACTCCTCCAGCTGGCGCTGCAGTTGCACCTGCCGATCGGTGGCGTTCTGCTCGTTTTGAATCCGCTGTTCGCTGTAGCGCCGTGAAATCTCGCCAAGCTCACGCGCGGCATCGATGCCTTCAGTGCTCAGGCCAGCTGCACGCAGCCGCTGCCGTTCAGCCTCAAGCGCTGCATCCTGCTCCTGCTCTGCAATCCGGCGCCGCACCTCACCAATGGTGCGCTCCAGCTCGAGGCGCTGATCACCCAGTTGGCGCTCGAGCTCTGCGGCGCGCTTGATCGTTTGCTGTTGGAAATCAGCCAGCTGCTCAACATTGCGCTGCGCTGCATCCGCCAGTTTGTCCTCAGCATCCTTGCGGATCTTCAGCTGCTCCTCGAGCGCTTCCTTGCTGGCGCGATCACGCGCAGCCTGGCGCTCAGCGGCTGCCGCATCCCTGGCAGCCTGCTGATCCGCTGTCGTTGTACTCGGCCGCCCTTCTGCGCGCGCACGCCGCTCAGCCTGAAACTGGTTGAACAGCTGATCGCGGCGTTCGTTCTGGAAGCGGTCGATCTGAAAGCCATAGCGGAACACGCCGCCAACACCGAACCGCTCGCGCGCCTCGCGCTGCGCTTGGAACGTGGCGCGGATCCGATCCTGTTGCCGTTCAGCCGCGCCATCGGTCAGGTTCAGCGCGTCAGAAACTCGCTGCAGTGCTGCGGTGAAGCCACGCAGGAACGCGATCGCAGTCGGGCCAAACGCCTTAGCGATGCCCTCGCCGGTGCGGCGGAGCTCGTTCTGCAGATCGGTCAGCGCCTGCGCGCCGGTTTTGAACTGCGCGTTCAGCTTGCCCAGCTGCTGATCCTGAAGTTTGCCAAGCGCGCTCAGCACCACGTCGGTGGTGACCTTGCCTTGCGACGCCAGCTCCTTCAGCTCACCGATCGAAACGCCCAGCTCGCGCGCGATCGCCTGCGCAGCAAGCGGCGCCTGCTCACGGATTGAGCGCAGTTCCTCACCCTGCAGCACGCCGGACGCTAGGCCCTGCTTGAGCTGGATCAGCGCGTTGCTGGTTTCCTGCGCAGTGGCGCCACTATTGCGAGCTGCAGCGGAGAAGCCGATGAAAGCCTTCTCGAGCTCTTGGATCGTGATTCCAGTCGGCCGCAGGCTGGCGTAGAGCGAAGCGAAGCTCTGCGTGGCCTCGGTGTTGCTGATGCGCAGCGCCTGCGCAATGCGCGCCGCGGCCTCCTGCGCTTGGTTGTATTCGCCAAACTCACCGGCCAGCGCCTGCAGCCGCACCTGTGCGCTTTCAGCCTGCAAGCCGACATCCGCCACGAACTTGACCGCCAGCGCACCACCAGCAGCCGCTGCAAGGCCGCCCAGGCCGCCGCCTAGCGCCAACAGGCCACCGCCTTGGCTGGTGCTTGTCAGCTTTGCCTGCTGCCGCTGCAGCTTGTCCAGTTCGGCGCTGTAGAACTTGAACTGCCGGCTGCCTAGCGCCGCCTCATTGCGCAGGTTTGTCAGCACCTGCACCTGACGGTTCAGCGAGTTGATCGACTGCCCGGCTGCCTGTGACAGCTTCTTGTTCGCGTTGTAAAGCTGGTCGAGATCCTTGCTTGAGCGGTTGGCCTGCTGCGCCATTCCCTGCAGGCCACGCTTCAGCTGGTCGAGCCCTTGCCCCTCCAGCTTCGCCGTGAACTTGATCGCCGTGTCGAGGGACATTGCCATGAGCTCAGCCCTCCTTGGCCATCGCCGTCAGTGCCGCGCCTTCCATGACCTGCAGATCCTCCAGAAGGGAGCGCGGCTCCTTCACTTCATACAGTCTAAAGAGCCATTCCAGAGCCCCATAATCCAGGCCAATCGGGCCTCCCATCGAGGTGCGCCATTGCGTCGAAATGCGCAGGAACATCTCCACCGCATCCCAATTCTCTGGCCACACCTCAAAGTTCTTCGGCACCGGCTCCTCATCGAGGACAACACCGAGCACCGCAGCGTCATCCGGGGTTTCGTCTTTTTCTGCGCCGCCGGCCCAATGCTCAGCGGCCTCGATCAGTTTTTTCTTTTGCCCTTTGCCAAGCTTTCCAGCCATGCCGTCACCACGGCAGCAGCAACCAGAGGCACGTTGAGCAGGTCGGCCTTAGCCGTCTCGCTGAAACGCACCTCCTCGCCCTTGGCGTCTTGGATGCCTTTCCAGCCGGTCAGCACCTCAGCGCAGAGCTCATCATCGTTGAGCTCACCGGCTTGAATCAGGTCCCAAATCTCGCGGATCCGCTGCTGCGGCAACCGCTTGAAAACTGCATCGAAGGATTGTTTCTCGAACCGGCCACCATCGATTGGGAACTCGACAGTGACCGGCCAGCTGTAGCTCTCAGTTTGAGCGAGAACAAATGCCATGCAGTAGCTCCTTTGATTAGGTGTAAACCAGGCTCAGCTCATCGTTGCCGGCCGAAGTGGGCAGAGCCACATAAGGCAGGTTCAGCATTTGGATGCCGTCCTGATCGGAATAGGTCGGCTGGCTGATGTCGATCTTCTGAGCCGTGAACGTGATGATGTTACCGGCGGTCTGACCGTGCTGGAAGGTCACCGAGCCAGTGGTGTCGTTGTTGGCGATCGCAAAGAAGTCCTTTGCCGCCAGCAGAGGTGCCTCGATCACAGCAGTGCCGCTAGGAGCACGGTTGGTAATGATCACAGACTTGTCGCAGCCCACAAGCTCGCGGTAGATCACCTCATTGGCCACCTCAAAGCTCAGCGACTGCAAGCAGGCGCTGTAGCTCAGGATCGAGAAGCTGGTGGTGTTGCCAGCCTTGAAGATCACCGGGGTGGCTTGGTTGGTGTAAGTGGTGGCAGGTGCAGCCGTATCGGTCGGGGCGTTGTAAATGCCCGTCATCGTGAAGCTGATGGTCGGGATCTGACCCACGTCAGCGTTCAGGCTGAAAGTGCCGCGGCAGCCAGTGATCGGGTGCAGCACGCCGTCCACGTTGACGTGGATGGTGCAGCTGCTGAAGCTGGCGCTCACCGGCGCATAGGTCACGCTGGTGCTGGCCACCACGGTCTCGCTGAGGCCACAAGCCTTCAGCAGCGCGCCGTAGCGGGGGGCAGTGCCGGCGGTGCCGGAGCCAGCAAACTCAACCTCAAAAGTCACCTCGACGCGGGTTTGCGCCAGGATCTGCTCGCTGTTGCCGAGATAAGGCCGGATCAGGTCACGGCTAACCGTGTCGGCCTGAATCGGCGTGATCTCAAGGTTGCGCACCAGCACAGCGTCAGAACCAGCAGGCGATGCGCTGGTCCCGTAGGTGGCTTCAGTTTTCGCCAGAATCAGGCGTTTGCGGGTCAGCAGAGCCATCGCTCAGATCCTCTTTTTCGGGTTCGGAGGGTTGGGCCGGCTCTGTCCGCTCGATGAGCTTCCGCTTGCCGGTTTTGGGGTCCAGCAGGTATGTCCCGCCTTGACCCCAGTATTCGTCCACCATCGTAGCCATGTTCAGCTCGCCAGATTTGTGACGGAGGTGCGATACAGAACACGATAATCGCACTGGATCTCGCCAGCAGCGCCATCGGCTTCTGCGAAGTTGAAAGTGACGCCTACAGGCTGCACATCGATCGCGTAGCCGCCCAGCGTCAGGTCGGCCATCACCTTCGCGTGCAAACTCTCGATGATCGGATCGGCAAGCTGATCAGGCACCGCGCCGCGCACAATCACGGTGATGCGCACAATCATCGACCAGTCCAGGGTCGGCAGCGCTGTGTTTTGCGCAGCGTTATCGCTCAGTGGCTCCACCACAATCGCCGGGCTTTCGGCCCTGCTGATCGGCTCAACGCGCGAGCGGTAGATCCGCGTGCTCACGCCGGTGGTGCCGGTGAGCGCTGTGCGCACTGCAGCCAGGATCGTCTCGCGCTTGGTGGTCATGTCTTAGTCAACCCGATTTCGACAAAAGCACCGTCATCAATCAGCCGCGTCTCGCGCACCGTGTAGGCGACTCCTGCCACCGTGATCGAAGCGCCGAACTGCAAACCGCCAAAATCGGCAGCCCGTGCCGTCAGCGTGTAATCCGTGGTCAGCACCATGTCGCCAGAGATGATCTGGCTTGGCATGTCCAAGATGCCCAACGCCGAAACGGCGCCAGCCGTGCAGCTGACGCCGAAGTCGTTGAGGAAGACGCCTAGGTCCTCACTCAGCGCCATCGGTCTTCACCTTGCGCGCAGCCTTGGGCTTCACTTCTTCTGCAGGCGCCTCCACAGCTCGGCCAATCCGCAGCAGCTCAGCTGCTACATCAGCGGCCAAGTCGTAGACCTTGCCTTCCTCGAGGTGCTCACCTTGGGCGGCACAGGTGCGCTTGATCAGTAGCTTCATGCGAAAAAAAGGGGGCCGGTTGCCCGGCCCCGTCTCCTATCAGGCGGTGGTCACGTCAAGGATGGCGGCGAAGCTTTCCGCATGGCGGACAGCCACGTCGTAGGTGATGATTCCGCGAACCGAGGTCAGAGCCTTGGAGAAGTCGTCGGAATCTTCGCCCACGGTGATCTCGAGGCCGTTGCCCCAGAAGCCAACCATGGCCTGGCTGAAGTCACCCATCAGCACAGCAGAGCAAACGCCGCTGCTGGTGCCCTTGGTCAGGTTGCTGGGAACCTGGTTGGTCACGCCGATGGGGTAGCCGTTGATCTCGGAACCGGCAGGGCCGCGGCCGAGGGTGTTGCCAACAGCGTTCACCAGGAAGGGGCCGTCGCCAGTGGTGGAACCACCTGCGCGCAGCTTCTTCAGGGCGCCCATCACCTTGGCGTTGGTGACATAGGCCACGGCATCGCGATTGACGGCACCGTTGTCGATCATCACCTCGGTCTCGAGGTCCACCAGCTTCTCCAGAGTGATGGCGCCACCATTGGTGCCCATCGCCACCGAGCCGATGCCGGAGGTCTGCATGATGCCGGTGGGCTGGCCGCTGGAGCCAGAACCGTTCAGGATGCCGAGATCAACAGCCAGATTCAGGCCGTCGGTCAGGTCACGGCGCACCAGCTCCTCGATGCCAGGGGTGCCCTGCAGCAGGGTCTGGCGGCTGTACTTGGACAGGGCTGCCAGGTTCTTGGGAGCCATGGTCACCTGGTCGAAGGTGGACTCCGACTGGGTGATCGCGGTGGTCTGAGTGCTCAGGTAGTAGGTGTTAGCCACACCGGAGCGGCGGGGCACAGCCACGTTGCCGACCAGGCCGGGCATGGTGCGCACGCCGAGGCTCAGCATCAGCGAGTTGTTCCGCAGAAACTCGATGAAGTCATCAGCCAGCAGGTCGGTGGCCACCAGGTTGCCGCCGGTGGTGGGGCCGGAGGTCACATAGGTGGCGCGCTTTGCCAGAGCGGAGAAAGGCACGAAAAAGGAGCGCTCGGCGGTCTTGGTGACGCCGGACTTCTCCACCTCGCGGGACATCTCACGCACCAGGCCAGCCTCGCGGCTAGACCAGTCGCCGGTCAGAGCAGCGCGGATGCCGGCGGTGATGCTGTAGGAGGCGCGCTCCTGCTGAGCCATCTCAACAGGTGCCACGGTCTCGACAGGCTTGGCGCCAATCTTCTCGAGCACAGCGGCACGGGCCTCATCGAGGCTGCGGCCACCCTCGATCAGCTGGCGGCCGAGATCAGCCATGCCGTGCTTTTCGGTCAGAGCAGTGATGCCGGAGATGCGGGCGCGCTCAGCTTTGGCAGCCTCAGCAGCCGCTTCAGCCCGCACCGCCGAGATGTCGGGGGTGTTTTCCATCGGAACCTCAGGTTCTGTTTCGGGGGTTGGTGATGCGGCTGGGGCCGCAGGATCAGTCTCAAGAGACCGACCCACACCCACAGTGGGGTCTGCAGGTATGCTAACCACGCTCACTTCGTACGGAGCCCAGCTGGTAGCGACGAAATCACCGCTGCCACGTTGCTCCATTTCGTTGATCGCGTAGCCAAAGCTCACATTACGCAGTACGCCGTCGCGCACATCTGCGAGCACTTCTTGCGCGAACGCATTGCGGCTAAACCGCACGTTCACATAACCGCGCTTCTTCTTGCCATCGATCCACGCGCGCTCGACAACGCCGATCACCTTGTTGGGATCGTGGTTGAACAGCAGCGGCGCAGAATCATTTAGGCGGCTGAGGTCAGCGCTGCGCTCATCGTGAGACAGCACCTCATTGCCGAAGTAACGCGAAACCGGAAACTCAGAGCTGAAAGGAAACTCGATCGAACGCTCGTCATCGCTGACCGTGAAGTCAGCTACCTCGGAGCGCTTCAGCAGCTGCCCTTCAAGATCACGCAATAGGTCCATCGGAATCCTCTGGATCGTCTTGCCCATTATCGGCCGGCGCTGATACTTCGCTCGGTTGCAGCTGGCCGCTGCCCGTCAAGTCCTCAGGATCGGTGTCGAAATAAAGCTCGAGCTCCTCTGCCATCTCCAGCTCAGCAGCCCTAGCGGCCATCAGCTCCTCAAGGTCGCCGCCTTGTTCAGCCACCACCTCGCCAAGTGTCTTGAAGCCGCAGCGCACGGCCTCCTTGTACGCCTGCACCTCCTTGGCCGGATCCACCCACGCCCAGCCGCGTGGCATCCACCGCACCATGCGGTAACGCTCTGGATCGGTCTCATACGCCGGCAGGTTCAGCACACCGCTCAGCACAGCCATCTCAAGCCATGCCTCAAACACCGGCTGATGGAAGTTCTCGATCAAATACTGCTGCAGCGCACGCCAGTGGTCGCGATCCTCGAGCAGGCTCAACCGGCTGCTGCTGTAGTTGCTCTGGCTGAAGTCCCGTGAGATCGACTCATAGGAGCAGCCAACACCGGCAGCCATCGCGCGCAGCATCGCCCGCAGGAACGGCTCGAACTGCCCATCAGGTGCATCGAGCTGCGGCACCGTCACCGACTCGCCAGGCGCTAGGTACTTGAACACGCCGGGCTCGAAATTGCTTACCCGCTCGCCGTCGTACACCTCATCGCCCTGCAGCTCACCCTCATCGCTGGTAATGAAGCCCATCAGCGCGCTCGAGGCCCGCGCGCGGATCACCTCGGCCTCCTCATAGCCCTGCAGGTGGTGCAGCCGCTGGATCGCAGTCGCCAGCCACGGCACCCCGCGCGTCTGGCCCGGCCGATCCATCAGATACAGGTGGATGATCTCATCGGCAGGCACCAGCTTGTGCCGCGGTCCCGGCTGCCCCTGAAATGGTGCATCGCCGGGGTGTTTGTTCAAGAAGGCGTATTTAATCGGCCGGCCCCACTTGTCGCACTCGACGCCCATCCGCCATTCGTTGCCGTCCACCGTGCTCTTGCCGGTGTAGGTGTCGTCCAGCAGGTCGGACTCGATCACCTCAAGCGAAAACGCCACACGGCTACCGCCAAACGGCTGCCGCACTTTGCGGATGAACACCTCGCCCGACTCGCACATCGAGCCGATCACCAAGCGCTCCATGTCGTGCCAGCTCAGCCGGCCGCCCGTGTGGCAATACTGCTTCTTGCTCCACTCGCGCCAGGCGCGCTCGATCGCATCGTTCACCGGCTGATCCAGCCGGCCACCGCCGCGTTGCATCCGCACCTGCGCCTGCAGCTTGATGCCATTCCCCACCACGTTGTTGCGCACTGCACGCACCGCTTGGCGCGCATAGTCGTTGTCACGCACCAGCTGGCGCGAGCGATTGCGCAACCGCGGCAGGCTGCCCTTGATCTCAGCATCGGCTGAGGTGCTCTGAGTCACCCAGTCGCTGGTCAGTCGGCTGACCGTTGCGCCCTGGTACATCCGGCGCCGCGGCTGCTCAGGAGCGCCGCGCTGCAACCAGCCGAGAATCGAGGATCGGATGCCCATCAGAAGCGCACGAACAGGTTGTGGGGGTTGCCGAGACCGTTAGCCGCTAGTGCAGCAGCCTGCTCGCGCTTCACCTCGGCCTTCAGTTTGCCCTCCAGCGCCAGCAAATCGGCCAGCTCATACTTCTTCAGGCTGCGAGCGCCGATCTTGTACTCGGACACCGCACCGCCCGAGATGATCGCGCGGATCGCAGCCTGCACCGCGTCCAGATCCTTCTGCGCCTGCGTGCGGCCATCAAACGCGCTCGGTTGGCCCGTGTAGTCGAGCCCGGCCTGCACCTGCAGCTGCCCGGCGCCCAGCGTGGTGACAGCGGCGCCCACATTGGCCGTTGCTACCGCCTGCCAAAACCACAGCCCAGCCACAAAGCCGTCAGTGGTGGCCGCGGCGATCGTGAACTCCCACCCGCTGCCGCTTGGTGTGCCCTGCACCGTCACGCCAGCAACAATCGCGCCCTGGTGGTTGGTGTTAGTCCGCAGGTAGTAGG